CTGCATTACCTGAAGTATTTCCAGTTACATTACCAATTAAATCTCCTCTAAAACTTGTAGATGTAACCACCCCTACACTAAGACCAATTCCAGATACATTTCCTCTTTCTAAAACAGAATCTAAAGTATCAGATTCTACAGTTAAATAAGAACTTAAATCTGGTGGTGTATATGCAAATACTCCGCTAGAGTTATTGTATGTAAGTGCTGCAGATCCTGCAGAGTTTGTAGTGACTGAAAGATCACTAAGACTAATACCACCACCACTACTTCCACCGCCAGAGACAGTCGCAAATTCAAATTTTTCTGTAGTGCTATTGTATTTTAAGAATTTTCCATTATCATCAGATCCATTCCATGTAACATCATCAAGATATTTCAAATTTACCTCACCACCTCCACCTAGTGTGGATAATTGTTGTTGAATTCTTTGAATAAGAAGTACATAATGATTTTGAAATTCTTCAAAAGTTGCAAATTTTTTATCTAATGGAGTTAAAGGATCTTCATTATTATCAGTAACAGCAAGCATTCCTAAAGATTTTTCAATTAAAGATGCATCTTCTTTAACTTCTTCTATCTCTTTTTCTAATTCCTCTTCGCTTATTTCTTCTACTTCTTGTTCTTCAACTATAGGTTCTTCAATTACTTCTTCTATAGGTTCTTTAAATACTTCTTCTACAGGTTCTTCTACTACTTTTTTCGGTTTTGGTTTTTCAATATTTAAGAAAAAATCTTCGAATGCTTCAAGTTTTTTTGATTGCTGCTTTTCTTTTTCAACTTGTTCTTTTTTAATACTACTAAAATCTTTAAACAGAGAATCTAGCCCTAAATCTCCTACAATAGATTTAAGTTCCTTTTTTGCTTCTTCTAATTTTCTCTTTTTCTCTTTTTTTGACTTTGAGATCTCAGAGAAAAAGTCTCTTAAATCATCTGACATTATTAAGATTCTTCAGTAGTATTATTATTTAGAACGCCCTTTTTTAACAATTTTGAAAGTTCTGAAGTTGATCCTACAAACAATGCATTATTAACAGTTTTTGGTGAATCTTTTTCTTCCTTATTCAACTCTTTCATTTTAGATTGAAGATCTATTAATTTATCAGTTGTATCACCAACACTTTTAATTATTTGTCCTGCAACTTCATATGCTCTCGGATGGTCACTTCCCTGTGCCACTTCGAGAATACCATTGAGTGCCTCTTGTCCCTTTTCAATTAAAGAATATAAATTACCTCTTGAATACTCATAGTCAAGAGTGGAATCTTCTTTCTTTTCCACTTTTTCAATTTTATTATTTTTTGATGTGTCAACTGGTTCAACATCTAAAAACTCATCTATTTCATCAAATTTACTCATACGTCAACTCCTTTTGAAGGACTGTAATTTCTGTAGTCTGGTAAATCAAACCTTTGTTCACTAAATCCAAAGTCATCACCAACTTCAATAAGTGCATCATCTTGATCATTGACTGCATCAATTACATCACCGTTTATATGAGTATCTATAGTTGTTCCATCTTCACCACGTTTTACTGTGATATTATTTCCATCAATTTCTTTGATAAACATCAGTTCATCACCGATTGCAATGTAAGTATCAACAACTAAACTTTCAGTATTTTGTACCAAGAATTTCTTCTGTGTTCTTGTTATATCCTCTGCAAGTCTTGTGACTCCATCATCATTATAATCTTTAAGTGCTCTAGGTGTAGCAACATATCTTTTAAATCTATTTGCAGTTTTAGTATTAGTGCTTGTATTATAATCAACCTGAACTTTCTTAATGAGTCCTGAACCAGAATCTGATACTGGGCCAAATAAGTATGTTTTTGCAGTAAATGATAATGTATGAGTTATAACCCTCTTTTGATCATATCCACTATCATAATTATCATCAAAGGTTACACTTTCTAATACCATTGGTATATCTCTCTTCTCCCCTATTGCCTTTACCAAGTCTACTGTCAAATTAAATGATGGTTGAAAGAATGGTAATATCTGTTCAATAATTTGTAAAGAATCTTCATTATACTGAGTCATCGCATATAACTTAAAACTTAAATTATATGGAACTGGCATGAATACTTTTCTTGCACTCTTTGAACCATCTTTTGTAAATGCTTTGAAAGTTTGCATTGTCGAAACTTTTCTTGCGGGATCATATGATATTCCATCCATTTCAAATGCTAAACGAGGTAAAGTTATTGCAACTCTCTTTCTTAAATCTGGTTTCTGTTCTAATCTTGCTAAAAACTTTTCTGTTGGGCCATAGGCAATTGGAACCCTTACAGTTGAAAATGCTCCACCTGCAGAAGTCTGGTGTTTGATGTCAATTTCATTAAAAAGTGTACCAAAGGCTATAATAGTCCTTCTGATTATTTCATGGTAATAATAGGTTCCTAACATATCTTAAACAGGACTTATCCAAACTATTTAGAAATCACCGAACGGATTGTCTTCGGAAAAGTCAATAATTGAGTCTGCCTCTGATTCTACTGTAATATTTTCGTTGTATAAATCATATTCATCTTGATCGGAAACACTTCTTACAATGTACTTAGAATCTGATCCTAACATGGTTGTTCCAATACCAACAACTGCCTCACCAACTGCAAATCCACTTCCAGCAACATTTGTAACTTTAAGTATTCGATCATCAGAATCCCAATTAGATACATATGCTGTTGTTCCAGTTGAAACACCCCTAACCAATTCTTTAAACAGATAATTTCCAGTTGCAAATCCAACAGCTGCGGGTGGAGATATTGTAACTGTTGGTGCTATAGTATATCCAAAACCAGCATTAGTATATCTAATTGATGCAACTTTACCAAGTGTATTAATTACAGCAACTGCTTGTGCGGTTGACCCTACCCCAATATTTGTATCTAATCCAACAGGATTGAAAGATACCGTGGGAACCGCACCATAACTTGCTCCAGATTGATTGATAACTGGTATGGATAGAGTTCCATCAGATATGATCGCAGTCGCTGCAGCACCAGTTCCAAAAGCATTTTGACTTCTAATAGTGATTGTGGGTGGAGTCGTATATCCACCACCTGGATTTATTAATTCAATACGATCTATAGACTGACCGCTTTGACCACTTCGACTCGTCATAATTGCAACAGCAGTGGCAGTAACACCAGGTGATGTGGAAAATCCAATTAAAGGTGGAAGTGTGTATCCTGTTCCATCATTAATTAAATCTACCTTTGCAACTCCTTTTCCAACTGCTGGTGATACATCTTTAGATAGTTGAACAGTAGCACTTGCGGTTGATGCTGCGATACCAACCATACTTAATCTTGTTGTATATCCAAACTCTACGGCTGCTTCATCTACCGCTTGAATTCCAGTATCAATTTGTTCATCGAGAGCGTAATCCATTACCTCACAACTTAAGGTATAAACATACAAATTATTCAATTGATAAAATGGTTTTTTACCCTCAACATACTTAATTTCAAACATTGTATTATCGAGAGGAAAATAAATTAAGTCTCCTTCTTCTGGTCTTGATGCTAATTCTATTTGACTGTCTCCACTCAAAAAAGGACTGATGAAATCTTCGTATCTCTCTTTTGATATGACGAACGTTACTGCATCTGTAGTTTGAACTCCGAATTTCTGTAAAATATCTCCGTTACCTTCAAATCCCTGATAATTTAAAAGATATGCCTCCATACGAAAAGCATCATCAAATGTAGAGGCCACAACCTCTTTCATAATTGTTTTTTTGTTGATAATTTTACGAGGAAGATAAACTACATCCTGACCATAAATCTTTAACTGTTCATTTATGAGATCTTGAACTAATCTCTGTTCACTCGAAGATCCTTGTAAAAAATACGGAGAAAGTGGCATGATATCATCCTATGAAGTCAAGAGGTGGTAATTCGTATTCTGTTTTGAGTGTGTTTTCTAGTTCTTCTAACTCTCTGACTGCATCTTCATATATTTCTCTACCATTCAATGCAACACCACCAGGTAACATTACACCTTGAAATTTAATTAAGTTCATTCCCCATTGCTTCTTAATTAATGCTGTTGCATATTTTTTCAACCAAAAATCATTATATACTTTACCTACATCGTTGGGGTCTAAAAGACGATAACCATCAATAATTATAAAAGTATCATCAGACATTTTTTCAAAATCTATATCTAAATATAGTCTCCCTCTTTTTTTATTAAATCTTATTTGAGTATCTGGTGTGATTATACGACTTAAATCTTCTAAATATGTTTTCGTCATCGCATAATTCATTAAATCTAATGCACCATAATAATAAAGATCATTTAAAAATATTTGATATTTAATATTAAACAAACCACTGGATATGGTGTTGTTGTCCATCTTTAAAACTCTTTCCACACCTAATATATGATCAGGTAATTGTATAAAATTTTGAGTTTCTTCAAATGTAGTAGTAGTTATACCAACTGTAGATCCAGCTGTTGTAGTGGTAACTCCAGTTCTTAATATTTCTCTATTTTCTTTAGTTATCTTATGCTTTAGTAACATTCTTTCAATACCATCAAAATGACGTTCTTGAAAGTATTGAATCGCATCATCAATAAGATCATCAATTTGATCGTCATCCACGTAGTCTTTTGTCATGGATTCCATTTTTGCTTCTAATAATATATTTTGATTAACTAATGTTGATAATTTCTTATGGTAATGATTAATCAAAATATTCACATCAACTTCACTATTCATAATATTAGAATTGACCTCCATCAATCGTTGTTGTCCACTGCGGTATGCCACTGGCATCCGTTGTGAGTATAAAGTTTGAGGTTGTTATGCCAGCAGTAGTACCAGCAGCACCAACCATTTTACCTTGAGTATCGAAGTAGACTACTCCGTTACCAGCTGTTGAATAATCATTCTGTTGGAAATATATCCCTTTTATATCTAGGAAACCTTTTGTACCACTTAAAACGTTACCAGTAATAGTTGCATCAGGAATATATGTGAAAGATCTTTCAGGTGCATTACTAGTTTCACCTGTGCTATCATTATAACCAAAGAATCCAGTTTTGTTATTTGCTACTCCAGTTCCAGTATTGTAATTAAAAGAAATACCACGATCAGTATTTGTATCGTATCCATGAACAACTGTTAGTTGTGTTGATACTCCTATACCAGCAGTTGTTTGGCCATCAATGAATACAGTTGAAATACCTGCAGATTCAGAGTATGAATTAATAGTTGTTGTACCAGCACCTGGTAAACCAGCACCACTTATTGTATCTCCAGTGTTAATACCTACAATCGAATCAAGTTGAATTGCGGAAGTTCCAGATCCAACTGTTGCCATCACAGTTCTCTTACTTGTTACATCACCAATATTCATTATTGGATCATTCAATGATGTATTAGTAGAGTTAACAGTAGTGGTAGTTCCATCAACTTGCAAACTACCTTTGATTACAACCATACCATCACTATCTAAACCATCAGGGTATGGATCAATGAATAAGGTATTTCCTCCACCAGATTTGGTACTAATGACATTAGAAGAAATTCCAATATTATCAACGACTAATCCTTCATTACCACCGTTTACTATTTCAATCGGGACATTATAAACCCAAGGTGCACCAGTTACTTGAACCTTATCTGTTCCATCTTCATCATATTCAATACTTGCATCTTTAGTTGCACCAAACGATAATGCGGTATCATCGTCAATAACGACATCACCATTACCATTGGTTACAAAATTAATATCACCGTCGGTATCGTTTGAGTATATTGTTCTTCCATCAAATGTTAATTCATCTACAGTCCAACTATCTACTGTTGGTAAAGTTTGAGCTACATATGCTGCTCCCAATCCAGTAGAACCTCCACCTGGATGTCGGGAACCTCCGTCTGATTTTAGAATTGGTATAAATCCGTTTGCTGCAGTAGCATTTAAAGCATTTGCTTTACCTTTAACTTCACCTGGCCCATTAGACATCATATCGGTAAAGTACTTACCACCAATAACTATTGGATTTGAATCTGGACTATCATTATTTCCGACAAACAGTCTTGCACCACCATTATCATGATCTCCATTGGACATGGTAACAGCGAGTTCACCAAAGTTTATGGTTGACGGAGCATTTGCACCAGTCGATCTTTTTACTCGAATTATACTGGCCATTTAAAAACTTCCCCCATTTATGTTTAAATTTTGTGTTGCTCCTGGTGTTAGTTGATCTGTTGCCTCAAATTTACTCGTTGATGCATTAAATACCAAGACCATTCCATTTGTCAATCCACCAGATATATCCACATCTGATAATTGTGCTAAACTGTCACCTCCACCAGATAATGAAGATATAACTTTATTAGCATTTTGTGATCCAACTCTGACTTTAATATTCGCCATGTTAATTAACTCGTAGTGACTCCAGCAGTAACAATTGCACTTCCACTCACAATTCTTGTTTTTATAGAACCATCATTTAATAATACATCATAACTATATCTACCTGCTTTTAAAGCAGATGTGATAGAGGATCCTAATGATACCTTCAATTGACCTAAAGTGCGGTTAGGAAATGAAACAGAAAAACTTGCTTTATCATTTAAAGAAGCAGGATGTTTTTTCAATTTAGAAGTAGCTGAGTAACCAGTCAAATCAAGTGGTGCGTTTGATGAACTTTCTAAATTAAAAGTTTGCTCAAAGTCAGCTCCAGCATCGATTACTATGTTACTGATATATGCTGCCATTATTTAACTAATTAGAATCTATCTTGG